TTCCTGCACCTCTTCCCGATACTCCTCCACCTGCTGCCGGTACTCTTCCACCTGCTGATTGTAATTTCCGGTCGCCGCCCAGTATGACGGATTCTCAGAAGGATTCCCGATATTGGACGGCACCGGCTTTTTGCTGGTGTAGCTGTTGCCGTTCCAGGTAACAATGGTCAGAGGTTCATACTCAACGCCTGCTCTCCACTCTTCGGTTCCATCGCTGTTTTCATAGAATTTCGGCACATAGCGCGCGCCGATGTACTGAGTTACTGCCATAATAACCCCCTTTTAAATTGAATGTGTATAGTAGTTCGCCTGCAGAACGAGATGCCCATAGTCCGGCTGCAGTTCTGTAGTATAGTCATACCCGGTCGTTTTAAACTTTACTTCGTCCCAGCTCTCGGGGATATATGCCACGAAATAACCGGAATCCGTCAGACCGAACCACACGGTCTTTGCCATATCTCCCACGATGTCGTAAAAGTTGACGGTGATCCAGTTCTTAATGGCATCGCTGATTTCCTTCGGGAAATTGCCGGCGGCTATATCGTCCAAAAGCTGCTGCAGTTCGTTGATCGAACCTTCTGCAGATTTCTTCCACGCTTCAAGCGCCTGGATCGCTTCAACCGCAGATTTAACATTCCGGATCAACCATCCAAGATCATTATCATAAGTCCTTGTATGAGGAAATTCAAAGAAAGACATTTATACACCCCCTTACCATATGGAAAGCATCATATCTTTTGCAAACATTTCTGTGATAAACTGGTAGGCGTTAAAGCCGCCCAGCAAATCAACCTCAGCCAAAAACATTTGCTGAGAAGTTGTCACGCCGATATTACCATGAGTATAATTAATCGCGTGTTCTGCTTCACTTCCCGCTTCTGTTCCTGTGGTGCTGCCGTTTGTGTCGCCTGTTGTTTCTGTATGTGTCCTGGTGTCGGTCACAGTCTTATCGGCAGGCGAATAAGCAGAGGTATTAAACGCAGCAACAGTTCTTTCGGTCTCCTCATTGGTCGTTACATCGCCGTTTTCGGAATATTCCTGTGTGCGCGTTTCGCTTCGGTTCCTGGTGTCGCTCTTCCCTCTTTCAAGGTCTTCATGCCTGTCATAGTTTTCAAGCGGGGAATATTTTGTTTTAATCAGATTGATAATCCTCTCAATATTCCAGGAATGCGAACGAAACCATATAGAAATAACCTCTTTCATGGTCTCAGGTTCCGAGTAGAGGGGTTCCAGCAGTCCGCACCGCTCCATGATAACAGACTTTAAAAGTTCTGTATCAAGGTCATCAGTCGGCAGAGTCACCCCGTCCAGTAGTGTCGGCAGGTATTCCACCTGATTCATCAGATTCAACAGATTTCACCCCCTCACGAACCCTGATGGAAAGATCAAGGTTAAACATGCTGTTTGCTTCAAAGATTCCATTTTCGATATTTTCAAGCCAATGCACGATATTAACGCCTGTCACCTGGTTATTCGCCTGCACCTCAATCGACTGCACCCGTTCCCGTTTATCAGCATTGGAATTAGCAACACCTATTTCGGTCAGGAAGTCATTGACGATCATGTGCTTCAGGATCTCGACATCCTGCGCAACAAAATTTTCCCGCACATGATTGAAAAATACATCATTGCCGCGACTTGACATTAAAGCATTGTCCTTCAGTACTACCATTGGTTTGCCCAGCATAATATCGTCATACGCTTTTTCAATGGTTTTAGCCTGCGCCTTGTTTTCAGCCTGGAACACATAAGCTACTTTTGAATTCATCAAATTCACAGATATGGCTTCATCGCACGCAGCCAGCATATAACTGTACCGGTCAAGCAGATAGCCAATACCGGAATAGTCATACTGCAGTTTAATTAAAACGCAGTCTTTGCCGATTGTTCTGCGGAACGAACCAAGTACGGGGTTTGCTATGATACATTCAGTCGGGTGATTGTAGACATTAATTCCGCTCCACCCCGTCTGTAAAGCAAGCACCCCCATATCGGTATCTGTGATGCATACCCCGCCGTCTAAAAACAGATGCGTCTGTAAATAATCCAAGTCCCAGGTTTCCGGAACACCGCCCCATTCAAAGACTGCAAAAACTTTTCTTAACATCCAACGCCTGTAATATAGGGCGCTTCTGTTGCGGATGCCGTCAACCTCACGGGGGCGCTCTGCGAAAAACTGCCGCCTGAGGTCATCGAAAGCAATATCGAATTTACTCATAGAAAAACCCCCCGTCCATCAATGAATTGATTTCCGCTCTTACATCATCATAACATGAAGCATTGACGCTTGCTTCCTTTGTCTGAATGAATCCTGACAGACTGCCGATCACCTTCTGCGCCATTGACGGGGTGCCGATAGTGGCGGATATGCTGCCGGGTGATACATTGGTGTCATGGAATACACTTATTACTTTTACATTATGGTTAGTCAGGAAGCCGCCGCCGCTGCCGACTGAATGCGGAATTGGCTGAAGAGCTGTCATAGCGCCGATAATAGAACCCGCACCGCCAGCCAATGCCTTGCCGCCGATAGCAACACCGCTAGCCGCGCCCAGGATGCCGCCCATACTGCCGGCCATCGCCGTGACCGGATTAATGTTAGAGCTGCCCACCATGAACGATCCTCCCACCTGTCCTGTCAATCTGACAAGCGTCCGCGGGCTTTCCATTCCTGCGTTTATTTCATACTGCATAGCTCCCGTAGGACTCATTTCCGCAGTTATAAACAAACTGGTCTCTCCAATGATTTCATTGGGCGGAATAGAAACAATTCCTACACCCTCTATATAAACATAGATATTATGATAGGGTGCGTTCCGTCTCCAGTCGGTCGCCTGCCACGGTATAGCAAGATTCACAAAACGCTGATTCCAGGTATTAATGGAAATCAATTGCCCCTGGACATGTGTATTATACTGTCCCAGATATATATCCTGCCAGCTGCCGAAAAAGTCTTCGGGAGAACACGGCAGCCATACGGCAGATTTGATACAGTCCGGCGCTTTTCCTGTTGCCAAAAGCTGCTGCAGCATTACATATACGGCATGTACTAAGTCTTCGGCGGCATCATCAAGATTTGAAAAACTCCAGCCGCCATGAGCTGCAGTCGGATCCGGCTCCTTGATCTGTAATTTCCGATCAAACCAACCGGATATTGAATCAAACAGTTTAGGCACATCCGCAGGATCGATAGCAAACATGCCGGTATCGCCGCGCTCATCATCATCTACTTTGCCGCCGACAATTCCCAGCACAACGCAGTAAGCGTTCGGCGCGTATGCGAATTTATCGCCGTTGCTTCTGACGGTGCAGGTCGTTTTCTGTGATAACCGGCTGTCAATAATTTCAGTATTGGCTGTCGTGTCATACAGAACAAAAGCGGATGTCTGCCCTATTTCCGTCTTGTACGTTGCCAGCACATCAAGCCGACAATGAACCTCAAACAGATTATTTCTGACTGATACCACGTCTTCGATGAAATAATACCATGAATCCCACTTCAAATAGTTCCATTCGAAACCTGCTTCTACAAAGAAGGTGAAAACAGGGTTTTTGTAACTGGTGGGCTGCTTCAGTTCACAGCTTAATTCTACACCCTGCAGGGCGGTAGGCTGCAGGGTGCTATTTTTTCTCTTCTGAAACTGATAGAGAGTGACTGTAAACGCCATTCCATCACCGCCTTTAGTTCAGGGTAAAGATAACAAAGTTCTCACTTAAATCATTAAACCAAAGGTTCCGCTGGTGGTAGAACTGATTATAGTACAACCCGGCCGAGTTCAGGGGCGAGGTAGAAACCTCTTCCCACATCTGATAGATGCCCAGGGCGTCACGGTCATGCATCACGCCGATAACATTGGAAACAGTAGTTGCTTCATCATCGGATGCCCTCTGCGCGATAACCTGAGAACGGTTATTCGGTGACTGCCAGTAGGAAACCGGTGTATAAACGCCGTCAACATCCACAAGGGTATCATGGAAAGCGGCATACTGTGTCACGGTTTCCGCAGCACGGACAAACGGCGAAAGCAGCTTGATCCTGATGTCCTGTTTCGGGGTGTGTCTTGTGGCGGATCCATCATTGAACATAACGCTCATATCCTGGAAATAATCAATGTGTTCATTGATTCTTCGGAAAGCAAAATTCAGGAAGTCTTTGTTCGTCAGCGCATTGGCTGCGGTAACGTTTCCGCCAAGTCCGTTAAATTCGGTCACGAGTTTGATTTCTCTCGCACCGCCCGCAACCTCTGCGATATAGTTGCCATAGCAGGCGCGTCCCAGGTTCTCAAGTGCGAATTCAATTGCGTTGCGTACTTCGCCAAAAATCGCCGCAATGAAACCGCCCATAGCAGATTCCGAGAGAAACGCTTCTTTCAGATGTGCCCGCTGGATCGTAATCTTAAACTGATACGGTGTGCGGGTGACAAAAAGTTTCTGATTTACTACCGGCTTGGAAACCTTGTACATATCTACAGACTGTCCGTCTGTCAGATCATAGCTTTCATCCTCTTCCGCTGTCGGCATTGCGATCTTAATCTTCTGCAGAATTGCCCCATACTCAAAATCATTGAGTACAAGATCTTTCATCTTGTTCTTATACTCGCGGTAGCTGATGATCGTCTTTCCGATTCTCTGCGCAAGTGTATTCAGGAAAGCATCGGTATTCGTTGCGGATGACAGAACCGCATTGCCCAGGGAAACAAAAGAAGCGGTGTCAATTGCCGCGATTGCTCCCTGACCCAGCGCCTGCGTTGCTGCCGAATTGACAACAGTATAGATCTGTTCTGTGGTCATTGGTTACTCCTTTCTTACTTGAACATTTCGTGAAGTGTATCTTCTACGCCTTTCGCTCTGCCGGACGTGTCCAGGCTTCGCGCAAGGGTAAAATTCAGTTTTTTGGTATTTGATAATTCGGTATTAAGTTTTTGGGATTCCGTTTTTAGATTTTCATTTTCTTCTTTGAAAGAATCCCTTTCGGCTTCAAGATCTGAAATCTGCCCTGCGGCGGATGTCAGCAGTTCTCTTAACTGTTCCTCTGTCATATCACTTATATTTGTTATATCAATCATAGAACAATCCTTTCCGAAAAATGGGAATGTATAGCTGATCACGCGCCCGCGCCTGTCACGGCTTGATCATGCGGGTTTTTGTATACACTCCCATTTATCTGCATTATATCATACTTTTAACAGATTGCAAATCACGCTTTTTGCGGTGAAGTCGCAATATGTTAATTTACCCTGTGCGTAAATATCGCGCAGCCTGATTCCGTAATTGCGCATGAATAAAGAAAAGTTGTCATGTGTATCAAGCTCCTGAACCATCGCGGGAACACGGGAAATATAATAAGTCCCATCCGATTTATGCCGGTAGAGGTAAAGTCCGTCTAAGCAGACAACAGGCTTAAATTCGGTTATCGGTCTTTTCCCGATGCCGTAAAAACTGTCGTTGGCGAATTCATTTCCCAGCGCTTCCCGTTCATACCGGCTGCCCGCCGTCAGTTTGTACAGGGCGGTGTCGCGCTTTGCTTCTGATACTTCTGACTGCGGCAGTTCAATGCAGTATTCTTTCGATTTTTCCAGTCGCCGCCCCGCCTGGATCATAGACTCAATACGGCTGATAAAACCATACCCCGCAAGTATAGGGTTATCCAGTTTTTGAGCATTGGATAACAGAATACATTTTAAAGGTTCTTCGCCTAATAATTCCCTGTTGCGGTTTATGGTTTCATATAGATTCGCAAATGCTGCGAACTGGTCAAAGCGGATCCTGTCGCGCTCGATGAATTCATCGAACAGCACATATTCAATATCAGACAGATCCACACCGCGCAGATTTTTGAAAGTGCTGAGTGCTGCCGCATAACCATATACCGAATCATCTTCTTTGATGATATAATGTTTCCCTTCAGGAAGTATTTTTATATCACGTTCATGATCCAGGTTCCACCGCTTGAACGGATTTCCGAAATCTGAAGCAGATTCCCGGATCTGCACCTCTGTATTCCTGAGATATATAAACTTCTTTCCTTCATTAATCAGGAATGTGATTGCACCGTAAGTCTTGCCTATACCCCGCCCGCCGATAATTACAGTTAGAGGGCGGATGTTCTCCGCCCTTATGTTATACCATTTCATATTAATATCCCTCTATAAAATACTCAAGAACTTCTCTGTATGGAATACAAAAAATCTGTTTACCGTGTTTCATTACAATACGCAGCGTGTCAGAATCCTTATCATAATAATAACTGTTACACTCTTTAAGAACGTGTATATTGTCTTTAGTAGTAATAGTAATAGTAAACATATCACATATCCACCCAGTTCGCAGAAAAGTGCGGCTTGCCGTCTCTCCCTTCGTAGGAATAGAATTCAATACCGACTTTGCCCGCCTTGATGTCTTCCACATCCTCACCGGATGCCAGGATCTGATCCACATCATCCACCATGTGCTTAGGAAGATTTACAAAACAGGAATCAAGGATCACAACGGCGGAATCTCCATACTTGCCGCCCCTGGAAATGCGTACGCCCCTTACGGTGTATGCCACATCCTCACCATCTGCCGCGACAATGTCAGCAATCTTCTTGTACTCGAATCCATCTGTGTTTACATCCCATCTGTTTACCTTGTTGTGTCTGCTTGCAAAACTCATGATATAACCTCTCTTTCAACTGTTTTTTTAAAATGTGCAAACCTCACAAATTCTTCGTCGGTGCATTTGTAGAAATCCTGTCTGCGTTCTGTAACGACCGCACCAGCCGCGAAAGCTTTTTTCAGTTTGGAAAGAGCTGCATAGTCCTTCCCATATACCTCTTCTTCCCTGCCGGTAGGAAACCGGATTTTAGTTACTTCCACCGTTCTCTGCATTGGAATCACCTCATAAATAATTACTTGTTAATAGTTCTATGTTAATATTAATATAATAGCGATTCATTTGCAAGCGCTTTTTCAAGCAGATCAAGATATTCTGCTGTCTGCCCTATGGTGTAATCTCCATCCACCAGGGCAGTACTCGCGCCCGTTGTAAACGTGCAGCCATCGACAGTTATAACATGCTTCGGATCATCATTATAGTATGCCACCAGGTGCCCGGAATCCTTTATCACCGTTCCATTCTTAAACGCCTGGAAGCCGTTGCGGGTGAAAAAGTCGCGCCCTGCTTTTTTGCTTACTCCCGCGATGGTACTGTATATGGAATCATCGCCCTTATACTGATAGCAGTATTTTTTCGCGCCCAGGGTGCAGAATTTACTGTATTCCGCATCATGATCCCACAGACCCATATAAACCTTTTTTCCGTTCCTGTCCTCTGCAAAAGCGCCGACAGCATCAGCCAGTTTCTGCAGTTCCATGTTTTTTTCTTCAAATTCTGCGGCATGATCACCCGCATATTTTATAGAGTCGGTATCGCAGTAAATGACATCCGCGCCAACCTTCCAAAGCATTTCCCTGAGCTGCAGCCGCGCCCAGCAAGTCACCCATACGCCCCATTGATACGGAAGAAAAGAATTTCTGCTCTTATAGAATTTATCCAACCTCTCTTCAAGCGGTACTTCATCAGAAATATATTCGCCGTTTTCATATCTCCATAGCGGCTTCGCGATGTCAGTAACAGTCATGCCGTAGGAAGAATTTAATTTATTTTTGCTCTTCATATATTCATACTCATGTTCCGGATCGCCCTTCAGTTTGGTTTTACCTCTGAAATACTCCATCAGGGTATCTTTGAACTCCTTCGGCAGCGGTGCATAATAGGAAGCGTATGCCGATTCTATGTATATGTGTTCATACTGGTAATCATGCTCTATAATCTTATAGTCTATATCAGTTATATAAGTATCAATATAATCAGCCGCCAGCACCCGCCCGTTGTCATTTATCACGTTCTGCTTATGTTTACATTTGGCAATACTTATATAAGGATTGCCGCATGAACCTGCGTATCGGATGTCCTGGAAGACGGCATGGATTAAAAGGGCATATTTTCCGCCGTCAAGATATTCTTTCAGGCGGTCAGGATTCACACGAAAAAATTTACCCATCGGGTAATTTCTGACCATCATCTGAAAAGGATAGCTGGAAGAAATATCATACGAATTGATATTTTCCGCAACCTCTCCGACCCAGTACACATTTGCATGTGTATCGCCGCCCCTGAAAGCATCTTTACAGAAAGTATATAAATCTGCCGTAAGCCTTGTATTTTCGAAATGCTGCCGCAGGTTCTTTTTCTTCATCGCCTGTCGGAAATCACGCCTGACAAATCCGGTGGATGTCATCGGCATTTTAGACAGCTTATCATGTTTCCGGTATTCTGTGATGCACTCGCACAGACCCCTCACATCATTATAGCAATATGCCATTTCTTCCTCTGTCAGGGGCGTTGCCGGTGTCCTGAGTTTACGATAATCGTATGTATCGACCAGTTTATAATGTGTAACATTCGGGGTATTCTCGCAGAATTTCGACAGCGACATATTTGATAATGCGTAGGAATCCCGAAATTCGAAACCGTTTATAACCACTTTTAAAGGTTTTCTCTCTGCTTTGTAGAATCCGCCTTCTATGTTAAGAAACCGCCGCATAAACTGGAATTCAAATGCGGCATTGTGAATAAATACCACAAGCCGCCGATTCGATGCCAGGTAAAGCGCATCATGCAGCCTGCGCAGAAACTCTGTAAACTCTTCCCACCGCCTGCCGAATACAACCGAGTTTTCGATGCAGAACTGCCAATGATACATAAAAGCATAGGGGCGTTCGGCATCCATTATGTTGGTAGTTTCAATGTCAAACGCCGCCGACAGCTCCAAATAAATGCAGGGGTGTTTCCCATGTGTTACTGACACGGTGCTGTGCGAATATTTTTCATAGGGAAAGTCATGTATACCATATACTTTTTCTGTCTTTGTTCCTTCTGTAGTGTCAACCCTTATCAAAATCATAAGTCCACCCGCTCACAAAGTCCTGAAAGTTGAAATCTTTATCAGACAATGACTGCTCATAAGCATCAAGGAGTTCCTGCACATCTGCACCCTGATCAATCCGTTCGGCTGCGTCTTTCATTGTCTGCGAACCCATCGTATTTTTAATTTCTTCCCATGCATCCGATGAAAGAAATTTTTCGAAAGACTTTCGTTCTGCGCCTGACTGCAGTCCTTCAGGAATTGACCATTGACGTTCATCCGTTGGCTCTGATAGCTTTTTGAGAACCTCTGTCATCCTCTTCCGCTCCCTTGCCGGTGTTCCTGTTTTGGCTCTCAGGAAGCGCCGCGCTTCTGATGCGTTCATATATGCTTCATAGGCATCAAGTTTTTTAGAGCGTGTGAAGGTCTCGCGCCCTTCCATATATTTCAAAAAATGCTGCGCCCTGGATAAAGCAACAGACCCCATATCAGCCTTTTCAAAGGCTCGGATTCTCTCGTTACCCTTTTTGCCGTAATAGGACGATACTTCATTAAGCGATTTCAAGGCGGCTTTATCGCCGCCCCGCGCCGCCTGATACAGATCATAAATCTGACTCTGCGTCAGAGCCTTTTTAGGCATTACTTCCCACGCCATAGAATCACCTCTTTACAGGTGTGATATACTTTTTCCAGGTCTCCGGATCTCCGTAAAAAAGATCATGATCATACGGTTCAGATGTATACTGCCACATGGCGGCAAATTTCCACGGTGTAACCTTCGCCGGCTTTGTCTTCCGATAGCTTGCTACCCACAGACCATAGTCACCTTCAGCAACACAGCCAAGATTCCCGAGATAGCTGGATGATGTATAGAGCAGGGGTTTAACGCCTGTTTCCTTATATACGCAGTCCAGCCATGCACGCGCCCAGCGCGGCGAGCACTTCCAGGCTTTACCTTCCCAGTCAAGGCAGAACATCGCTTTGCCCGCATGATGCCCGATGCGGGAAAGGTAGTTTCGCGCTTCCTCTTCCGGCGAATTAAGCGCCGGGTGCGCGTAGTGGTAAAAGCCGTATAACCGGTCTTCTGCCGGTGTTCCGATGCGGTCATGGACAGAAGTATAGAAATTATAGAGGATGTCACAGTACCGGTCAAAAGAAGTTTTTCCTTCTGTCGCCTTTATAATAACGAATCTCGTTGTTTCATCCATCAGGATATTTTTGTATCTGCCAGCATCCCAATGCGACAGATCACATCCCTGCATCATTTTAATATTTGCCATAATTAACGCTCCTTTTCCAGCTCATCACAGAGTTTTGTTAATGCTACTGTATTATTCTGCAGAGCTTCTGATAATTTGTTCACTTCCTGTTTGTGGTTCTCTGATTCTTTCATGAGATACCAAAAGACCGCGATACATGCCGCGATGGGAAAGCCAAGACTTCCCACCACCTGGACGATTCCACTTACATCCATTTAAGATTCTCCTTCCTTGCTTTCGCAAAACATAGATTATGAAAGACAAAAGTATCTTTTCTTTTGGTCTTCACATACTCAACGCCTGGATCAGGGTAAGTACACTCGCGATTGCAGTAAAAACAGACTCCGTGGATCGGTTTAATCTTACGCGGCATAACATCACCCCCTTGAAGAACAGTATAACATAAGCAGACAGCCGCCGCCAGTAAGCAGCCATATCTCCAACAGTCGCAGAGTTACAATCAGGATTCTTTTCATGTTATCACCCCTTTAACATGTGCCCGAGGACAATAGCCGGTAAACAGTTCAGGAATAAAGACACCGCTAATAGTGCAGCGAATGTCAGGACAACAAGCAACAGCCACAACAGCCAACCAATCAGATCTTTCATAGCACAGATCTCCTTTCATTATTTGGTTCTATCATAATATTTTCCGCCATTTTAGTCAATATTTACTTGTAAATATTTGCAAATATGCTATAATAAGAGTGTAGGAAATGACAGCCACGAAAGGAGTTTATAATGGAAATCTACGATACTAAAAAAGAAGCGATCAAAGCAATGAACGGGCGCGATCTTCGCCTGGTGAAAGTAGAAGGCGGCTGGGCGCTGATGGAATGGCGCGACTATGCTACATGGCTGAAACAGAGGGGGTATAGATGATGGATAGAAAAACATTCCGCAGGATGATCATCAAAACCGCACAAGCGGCAGCCAGTCAGTCCTGGAGACTGGATCGGTGCTTCGGCTATGCATCCGAGTATATCGGCGAGTCGGGGCGCCTGGCGCAGCATCGAATAACAGCGCGATGTTTCGACGGTGTACAAGCTGATGTTTTTGTAAATGGTAGATACTATACAACTATATTTGTACATGATATAATATAAATGCTTTTCATATTCCTATCACCCCATACACGCCGCCTCAGTCTCCTATACTGGGGCGGTACTTTTATATCTGAGTCTATCATAAATCATTTCAAGTATGATCATTCTGTGATTCTGTCATGAATCTTTATGCACTCCCATGCATTGTGATTTGTTTATAAAAAGTTTATAATTTGTTCGATAAAAATCGAAAAGTTATCCACATTTTTGGGGAAGTTATCCACATTCTCTTCCACTAGGTAATCGC